TGTGGTCTTTACCTATCTTTATTTTTTTGTAGCCATAGGGTGGGGTGTTCCCCAGGTAACAACCGCGTTTCACAGCGGCCACCCTGCCACGGAATAAAATTTCCTTCGTGTACTCCAGGTAGTCATTGCCTCGCAGCAGTTCATCCTGGAAAAACTTCCGCTCCATTTTATTCTCCAGGTTATAGGTCATCATCGGCGTGGCGACCAGGCTATGAGAGAAGCGGAAACTGTCTATAATTCGGGCGCAGTCGGACAGGTCTCCACGGGAGAGACGGCTGGGCTCCATGACTAGTACACCGGCCACATGTGGGTCCTCTATGCGGGCCAGGACTTTTTTTATTTCGACGCGCTCGTCGATACTCTCACCGGAGCCGACCTCGCGGTAGATGTTCTCGTCTGGTATGCGACCTCCAAGCTCACGCTCTGCATATTCCTGCAGCTGGGCCTCATGTTTTGACAATACTTCTTCGACGGTCTCTTTCGGGTCGTCCTGCCTTGATTTTCTTAAATATATTAACCATGTATCGTATATGATGCTGCTACCTTGGTAAGTTCCCATCGGTCTCCCCTTTAATATTATATTTTGCTATTTTTCTATACTTTGCGCATAGATGTATAACTTTTCCGAATAATACGGAATGTGTTGCAGCTCAGGAAAGCTTTTGTTATTCTGATATAAGACAAACAATTGTTCTTATTAGGAGGCCATTGCATGAAAAACCGCATCGATTTTTTGAGAGAGCATATTATAACGGAGGTCTCCCAGAATGCCGATATCCAGTTCCTTGATTTCGTGTATAAGTTACTTATCGAAGACCAGAAAACTAAGACTCTGCACAGTGCAGACTCACTAGCGGAAATGAATAACAACAAACAATAATAGTAAAACGATGGCCTCCAGAAGGTTATCGTTTTCTTTTTATTCTGGCCGCAAAACCGTAAGCAGATGCTTAATGCTGGCCCGCTGTTCGGCACTTAGTTTTGTGATTTTGCCGAACATGTCCAGCAACTCCTCATCCCGCCGCATGTGAGAGATAATCTTTACCAGATCGTCACTTCTCTTTTGCTCTATGCTACGGGTGCGCGGTACGTCATAACCCCACAGCCACATTTCGTCCACATCAAGAGCCTGTGCCAGCAGGCCGATGGCCTTTTGCTTCGGCTCGTACTTTCCGGAGAGATAGCTGCTAATCGACGCAGGATCGAGACCAGTCTCACGAACGAGGTCTACCTGTTTTTTGCCTGCGGCGTTCATAGCTTCGCGGAGTCTTTCCTTGATAGTACCGCTTTGCTTTATTTCCATAATTTTTCACCTCCAAGCAAAATTAGTTTAACTCTGAAATTGAGGGAAGTCAAGGAAAAACGGTGTATTTATAAAAAAATATTTAGAAAACTCAAAATTGACTATTGACATGGGACTTTTGGCGGTGGTACTATAGTCACGAAATTGAGAAAACTCAATAAATGAGAGGGGAGGTGATGAACATGCGCTACCCAAAACTACGCGGAGCCATCCGAGAAAAGTTTGGCACCCAGGCTACTTTTGCAGAAGCAATAAATATGAACTCTACCACGCTAAGCAAGAAATTGACCGGAAAATCAGAGTGGACGCGCACCGAAATAGCGCGGGCCTGTGATTTGATAGGTATTCCTTTATGCGATGCACATACATATTTTTTTTGCGATAGAAATTGAGAATTCTCAATTTTTTGAAAGGAGACTGGCATGGAGAACGATTGGACTGTATCAGAAGATCGGCCAGGTTATCGCTGTAAGACGATTAAAAAAGGCAACTGCACCATTATCATCTACCGACCTATATTGACCCCGGAAGAACAGGCCAAGCGAGAGAAGCAAGTGATGGATACGCTGGAAAGCGTGATGAGAGAGGAATTGATTAGGAAGGGGCAAAAAGCATGAACAAAATAACCATTGAACTGTGCGCCGAAGACCGCGCACGACTGGACAACATCCTGGCAGCACTACTGCAGAACGGCGGCGTCAAGACCGACCAGGAGGACGCAGACACTGCACAGGCCGAGCCAGAGACGCAAGCCGAAGCATCGGAGGAGGTTCCTTCTCAGACGGTTACGATGAACGACCTGCAGCAGAAGGTCGTGGCACTTTCCGCCGCCGGCCGGAAAGCGGAGACACGAGACATCGTGAAAAAATACGCGGAACGCGTCTCGCAAATTCCAGAGGATAAGATCCCCGAAGTATGGGATCAGCTGATGGCCCTGGAGGTGGGAGCGAATGGTGGCTAACCGAGCTCGTACACCGTGGGACTACATCTTCCCGCTGGCCATTCTGGTGTGGCTGCTGGTCGTCGGACTTTGCCTGGGCATCATGGTGAGCCTGGCGTGTGAGGTTGAACCCACCGTGCTGAGAGCAGGGGCGACGGGACCGCCGGGGAGAAATGTAGTACCTCCGGATGACTTCGACCAAGCTGATTCCACCCCGCTGTACTCGGAGGAAGAAGTGGAGATGCTTGCGCTGGCCATCTATCAGGAGGCAGGTGGTGATGCCTGCAGCAACCAGACCCGCCAGATGGTCGGTGAGGTGGTATTAAACCGCATGGCTGCCCCACGCTACCCAGACACCATGTACGAGGTGCTGACCCAGCGGGCTCAGTATGGACGGCTGCATTGGACTGGATTGGTCTGGCCAGAGAGGGCTCGACTACCACAAGAGGCTCACGCTGTCAAGCGGGCCTATGACTGTGCGGAAGTACTGCTGGCTGGAGTCGTAGAGAGGCTATTGCCAGAGGACACCGTATTCCAGGCTGAATTTAAACAAGGTACAGAAGTGGTCGTCTGCCAAGACGGCATCTACTTCTGCCGGTAGGAAGGGGGTGGGAAAGTGGAGTATATTCCCGACAACTACGACCTATGGAAGCAATACGAAGCTGAGCAAGAAAGGTGGCTTGCCAGGCAGCCGACCTGCTCCGACTGCGGCGAGTATGTGCAGGACGAGTATCTCTATCTGATAAATGACGAAGTGATCTGCCTCGACTGCATCAGAAGATACCGAAAGGAGACTGCGGACTATGCTGACTGAAAATTACCGCAACTATAAGGAGGATACCACATGACAGAATTGAACGACCACCGCGGCCGCGCCCATGCCCTGCTGAGTGCGTCCAGCTCTGCTCGATGGCTGGCTTGTCCACCCTCCGCTGTAGCTGCGGAGGCCTACCCGCAGCAGGACACCGAGTTCACCCGCGAGGGGACCTTGGCCCATGAGGTGGCAGAGGCTGTGGCCAGGGAGAGACTTAATGGCCAGGACTTCGCCCCCGCTCAATGGGAGGCCGGAGTCACCGCAGAGATGTTGGAGTGCGCCAAAGGTTACGCGGACTACATCCAGGAACAGCTGAAAAGCAACGATGCCATCGTGCTGCTGGAGCAGCGAGTGGACTTCTCTCCCTGGGTGCCTGACGGCTTCGGCACCTGCGATTGCATCATCCTGCAGGGCGACACCATGGTCATCATCGACTACAAGTACGGCGTAGGTGTGGCTGTGTCCGCCACGGAAAACAGCCAGCTGATGCTGTACGCGCTGGGTGCGCTGAACGACTACGGCATCGCCTGCGACGTGGCCAAGGTCGAGATGCACATCTACCAGCCGCGTATCAACAATGTCAGCCAATGGGCGGCAAAGGTGGAAGATCTGGCGCTCTGGTCCGAGCAGACCGTCCGGCCTATCGCCGGCCAGGCAGTCAAAGGTGAGGGCGAATATCGAGAGGGTGATCATTGTAGGTTTTGCCCACACGCGGGTCGCTGCCAACGCCTTACGACAGCTTGTGTCGAGTTCGTGGAGACTCATGATCTCCATGTGGCTGTGCCGGTCCTAGCACCGTGGCAGGTGGCCGAGGTGCTGCGACTGGAGCCGTTGGTAACACTTTGGCTCAAAAAAGTCAAGACGCAGGCATTGACCACGCTGCTCGACGGCGGCGAGGTGCCAGGCTACAAGGTTGTGGAGGGGAAGCTGGGTAACCGCAAGTGGACGGACGAGCTCCAGGTGGCTGAGACGTTACGGTCTGCAGGCTATGACTTGAATGATATCGCCGAGCTCAAGCTGTTTACCCCTGCAGCCATGGACAAAAGTATCGGCAAGCAGAAGGTAGCAGAGCTGCTGGATGGCTTTATCGAACGATCCCCAGGCGCACCTACCGTCGTGCCAGAAACAGACAAGCGGCCTGTCTATGATCGCGCCGCAGAATTTGAAAAATTGGAGGACTAATCAATGAGTAAAAAAATCATGTTACGCAACGTCAGACTGAGCTATGAGCACATTTTCACCCCGGTCGCATTCGATGACAGCCAGACGGCTAAGTACAGCGCGACCTTTATTTTACCGAAGGACCATCCCGACGTCGGTGCTGTCAAACGCGCCATGCTCGAAGCTGGCCAGGAGAAATATCCTGCTGCTTTTGATGGCGGCACTTGGCCGAGAGGCTTCACCTGCAGCTTGAAGGACGCCGACAAGGAGACCAATTCCCAGGGCGAGATCCTGTCCGAGAAAAACTCCGCCTATAAAAACTGCTACATCCTGGAGGCCAACAGCACCCGCCGCCCTGTGGTGATAGACCGCAGCAAGGCTGCCATCACCGAGGAGGACGGCATCATCTACTCCGGTTGCTACGTCAACGCCATTCTGGGCGCAGCTGCGTATGAGTTCGGAAAGGTGAAGAAAGGCGTCAAGTGCTACCTGAACGGTGTGCAGTTCGTGAAGGACGGGGAGCGCTTCGGCAGCAACGCGGCAGATGACTTCGACGCTCTGGATGAGGTCGAGGACGATGACTGGATGTAAGACGCGTCGCCTGTTCGTTGACTTGGAGAGCTACAGCAGCGTGGACATAACCAAGGCGGGGGCCTTCAAATACATGGAGGCCCCCGACTTTGAAATCCTGCTGATTGCCTACGCCTGGGGCGACGAGCCAGTGAGGGTGCTGGACCTGACCAGCTTCCACGGTGACCCAGACACAAAAGAGGAGTACCAGGACGTGGTCGCTGGACTGCTGGACTCTGACACCGTCAAGATCGCGCATAACAGCGCTTTTGAACGATCCGCCCTGGGCAAACATCTGGGCCGCTACCTACCACCAGAGGAGTGGGAGGACACCATGATCCTGACAGCCATGAATGGCCTGCCGATGCGTCTGGAAAATGCGGGTGCCGCGCTGCTGCTCCCCGACCAGAAAATCCAGGAGGGCAAGAGCCTCATATCATACTTTTGCAAACCTTGCAAGCCTACCCTCGCAAACGGTGGCAGGACGCGGAACTACCCCGAACACGCCCCGGAAAAATGGGAGCGGTTCGTGGAGTACTGTAAGCGGGACGTGGAGGTCGCCCAGGCCATCTACTCCAGGCTGCACAAGTTCCCAGTGACCGACTTCGAGCGGAAGATCTGGGCGCTGGATGCTCGTATCAATGAGAGGGGCGTCCTGGTAGACACCGAGCTGGCTGAGTCGGCTGTCGCGGTGGACGAGGCCTTCCGCGAGGAGCACATGGCAGAGATGCAGCGCTTGACTGGACTGGAAAACCCGAACAGCGTGGCTCAGCTCAAGGAATGGCTGGAGGCGGTCGGAGTCAGTGTGGAGTGCCTGAACAAGGCCACCGTGGCGGATTTACGCAAGACGGTTACCGAGTCCACCACTCGCCGGGTGCTGGAGCTCCGGCAGCTGCTGGGCAAGACCAGCACCAAGAAATACGAGGCGATGACAACCGCCGCCTGCCAGGATGACCGCGTCCGGGGTCTCCTCCAGTACTACGGCGCAGGCCGGACTGGCCGCTGGGCGGGTCGCCTGGTGCAGGTGCAGAACCTGCCTCAGAACCATCTGGACGGCATCGACAAGGTGCGAGAGCTGGTGAGACACCGGGACCTGGAGACTCTGGAGATGTGCTACGACAACGTGCCGGACATACTCAGCCAGCTGATCCGCACGGCCTTCGTGGCCGAGCCTGGCCACACTTTCTTGGTTAGCGACTATGCCGCCATTGAGGCGAGAGTCATAGCCTACCTGGCCGGAGAGAAGTGGAGGATGGACGTGTTCGCCGAGGGCGGGGATATCTACTGCAGCTCAGCCTCGCAGATGTTCAAGGTGCCGGTAGAAAAGCATGGCATCAACGGCCACCTCCGGCAGAAAGGCAAAATCGCGGAACTGGCCTGCGGCTATGGAGGCGGGGTCGGTGCGCTAAAGGCCTTCGGTGCCGACAAGATGGGACTGACTGAGCCAGAGATGCAGGACATCGTCACTCAATGGCGCCAGGCCTCCCCAACCATTCCAAGGTTCTGGCGGGATGCGGAGAATGCAGCCAAGTATGCCCTGCGGAATCCGGGCATGACCGGGACCCTACCCTGTGGAGTCAAGTATCGCAAGGACGCCGACGCGCTGCGCTGCAAACTGCCAAGTGGTCGCCTGCTGTCCTATTGGGGCGCGCGACTGGAGAACGGCTCCATCGTTTTCATGGGCCAGAACCAGACGACCCGCAAGTGGGAGAAGACAGACACCTGGGGCGGCAAGCTGGTGGAAAACATTGTCCAGGCCTTTGCCCGTGATTGCCTGGCCGTCGCGCTGCTCCGGCTGGACGAGGCTGGCTATGACATCACTTTTCATGTACATGACGAAATCGTCGCAGAAGCACCCG